GTTGGTTTTGGGGATATCTTTAATAATATTTCTTTAACTAGAATCAATCAAGATGGAACTACAAATCAAACATTTGCTGTTCCTCTTATCTTTGCACCAAAAGAGAAATATGTAACAAAATTGTTGGGTGATCCAAATCTAGATAAAAAAATTCAAATAGCATTACCAAGAATGTCGTATGATATGACAGGAATGGAATATGATAGTACAAGAAAACAAATAACAAATTTGAAAAATACTGCTGTAAATCCAAACAATTCATCAACAGGTTATTCGCAATATGTTCCAGTTCCTTATAATTTTAATTTTTCTCTTTATATTTACGTTCGTAATATAGAAGATGGTACTGAAATAGTTGAAAAGATTTTACCATTTTTTACTCCAGAATACACCATTAAAATTAATTTTGTGCCAGAACTGGGTGCACCAGGAATCAAAGAACTTCCTATTTTACTAAAAAATGTTGATTTTGATATTGAGTATGAAGGAGATACGGATTCAACTAGAGTTGTAATTTGGACTTTAACTTTTACAGCAAAAGGATTTATTTTTGGTTCAACCTACGAAGCTTCTGTTATTAAAGAAGCTATTACAAATATTTACAATTATAATGATTCTTCTGCTGACATTTTTACAATTTTTAATGTTGCGAATACAGGATTTGGATTTTATAAAATTGGTGAAACTGTTTATCAAGGATATTCTTTAGATACAGCATTTGCAACAGCAACAGTCAATAATTTTAGCAATACAACCAATCAGTTAACTTTATCAAATATTAATGGAACATTTCTTACAAACACGTACATTTACGGTGTAAGTTCAGATTCTTCATATATATTAGTAGGAATGTATGAGGAAAATAGTAAATATGCAACTATTGATCTAACAGTAAATCCAATTACAGCTAATGCAAATTCAAATTACACTGTAACAACAACAATCACTGAAAGTTAATGATGCAAGATTTTGATAAAAATATGAGTGAAGTATTCGACGTTCCTTTTGAAGAAGTTAAAAAAGAAGCAAATACTTCCATGATTACCATGAAAGAACCTAAAGAAGAAGGAAATACAACAAGTTCCTTCGAAAATGACTTGCCTGGTGATTATGAGACTGTAAGAGACAATTACAATTACATTGTAACAAAAGGCATGAATGCAATCAATGATATTATCGATGTTGCTAAAAATTCTCAAGAACCTAGAGCATATGAAGTTGCAGCAATTTTGATTAAAAATGTAACAGATGCTAATGAAAAATTAATTCTTCTTCAAAAACAGATGCGAGACATGACAGGAAAAAGTAAAGCAACAAATGAAACAAATATTGATAAAGCTGTTTTTATTGGCAGTCCATCAGATTTAAATAAACTCTTAAAGGGTAATATAGAATGAGTTACGATAAAACAGCTTATCGTGATAATCCCAATCTAAAAAGAGCTGGAGTAAAACTTAACTATTCAAAAGAACAGATTGATGAATATATCAAATGTTCTAAAGATCCCATTTATTTTGCAAAAAAATATATCCGTATCGTAAACGTTGATAAAGGTTTGATGCCTTTTGAAATGTGGGGTTTTCAAGAAAAAATGCTCCAAACATTTACGGATAATCGTTTCGTAATCACAAAATGTCCACGACAGGTTGGAAAAACATCCACAACAGTTGCATATTTACTTTGGCTTTCTATTTTTACCGATGATCAAAATATTGCCGTTTTAGCTAACAAAGGAGCACTAGCCCGAGATATTTTAGCGAAGTATCAATTAGCTTATGAAAATTTACCAGATTGGCTACAACAAGGAGTTGTGGTTTGGAACAAAGGTAATGTTGAACTTGAAAATGGATCGAAAGTTATTGCAGCATCAACATCCAGTTCTGCTATTCGTGGAGGATCATTTAATCTAGTATTTTTGGATGAATTTGCTTTCGTTCCAAACAATATGGCAAATGATTTCTTCAATTCAGTATATCCTGTAATTTCTTCTGGTAAAACAACCAAAATTATTATCGTTTCTACACCAAATGGTATGAATTTGTTCTATAAACTCTGGACAGATGCACAACATGGTAGAAATAATTACAAAACATTTGAAATTCATTGGTCAGAAGTTCCTGGAAGAGATGAAAAATGGAAAGAAGAAACAATCAGAAACACTTCTGAAAGACAATTCCAACAAGAATTTGAGAGCCTTGAAAAACATACAAAAATAACTACATTATTACTAAAAAATGATCAAACTGAGAATTCGTCTCATTTAAATAATCTATGTGAAATGAACATAGGAGACTTATATAATGAACTCAAAGAACATAACGAAAGAACAACTTGAAAATCTATATTTTCAGAAAGAAATGACCCTCGATGAAATTGGTAAATATTTTGGATTTGCAGACAGACAACCGATTATCAGATTATTCAAAAAGTTTGATTTACAATCTAGATCAAAATCTGATAGTGCTAAAGTATTAAATCGAGAAAAATATGAGATAATTAGTAAAGAGAAACTAGAAAACTTATTGAAAACCGAATCTATTCTTCAAATAGCAAAACAATATAATGTCCACAGAGCGAGAATTCATAAATTAATGAAAATATATAATCTTGAAAGTGATTATTTTATTAATAAAGACATTCGAGAGAAATTACGAAATTATAAAAATGTCAATAATAAATCATTGCAAGAAATTGCAAATGAACTGGGTACAGAGATTGGAATTGTTAAACGGTACATTTATCCAACACAAATATTATACACAAAGGAAGAAATTAAATCCGAATTTTCAAAACTAAAAAATATATTGGTTTTCGATAATCAAGGAGTTGTTAAACAATTAAAAATGGGTAGTTCGAATTTATATAATTCTATTCTATTTCATGCAAAAAACCATAAGTTAACAACCAATAAATTTACAGAGAAATTTTATAGAATATTAAATGATTATGATCCAGAAGATATTATAACATGTAAACATTGTGATACACCATTAAAATTTTATACATTTGAGAGGGGTTATGGTAATTCTGAACGTTTAATTTGTAAAAATTGTTCTACACGGGTGAATGGTGTTTCTATTGTTTCCCAAAAATTGTTTTTTTCAATTTATGAAAAATTAAATGATGTTCAAAAAAATAATTGTTATTTTTCTGAATTGAATAATGAGAAAAATATTTCAATCACACCTTTAGATATATCCAAAATTTCAGAAGAAAATAGAAATCATTTAAATAAAAATAGATATGTTATTGATTTTTTATTGTTTGATAAAATCATAGAATTTGATGGTACATTTTACCATGCTGGTGAAAGAGTATTGAAGGACATCGCTAAAGATGAATTCGTAACTATGAAAGGATATAAAATTCTTCACATTAAAGAAAACGATTTTTATAAAAATCCAGACGAGACAATACAAAAATGTTTAACCTTCCTAAATCAGTAGTATATAATAATAAAAAATATAAAATATTAACCCCACATGGAATTGAGGACTTCTATGGTGTTAATAAGATTACAAAAAATCGTTATATCCATCTGAAATTCTCCAATAATAAAGAATTAAAATGTTCCGAAGATCACCCATTATCTACCATTAATGGAATAGTAAAAGCTAAGGATTTAACTAAAAAAGATATGATTGACACCCAAGATAAACTTGGGTGTTTTGTCGTATCTAAAAGATTAATAAAAAAGAAAATCGAATTATTTGATATTGTAAATTCAGGTCAAAAACATTTATATTATTCTAATGGATTAGTCTCACATAATTGTGATTTCTTAGGTTCTTCTAATACTCTTATTTCTGGATCAAAACTTCAATCACTAGCATATCGTGATCCAATTGAAAAGATGAAAATTGGAAATGATAATGTTGTTGATATTTACGAATTACCAATCAAAGGTGATGAAGAAGTTACAAAAGATCATATTTATGTAATGACCGTTGATATTGCAGAAGGTAAAGATTTAGACTCATCAACGATTAGTGTATTTGATGTTTCTTCGACGCCATATAAACAAGTTGCTAAATATAAAAATTCTCATATATCTCCCGTTTTATTTCCTACAATTATCCAAACTGTTGGTAAATTTTATAATAATGCTTTCATTTTAGTTGAAATTAATAACAATCCACAAATTGCAGATATTCTAGTTTCAGAAATGGAATATGAGAATGTGTTAAAAGTGGAAACAGGAAACAAAAAAGCACAACAACTAGGAGCTGGATTTGGTCGTGGAATTCAGAATGGAGTAAAAATGTCCTCTCAAGTTAAGAGAATTGGTTGTTTAAACCTAAAAACTCTTATTGAAAGTGATAAATTAATTATCGAAGATTTCGATACAATCTCAGAATTAGCTTCATTTATTCAAACAGGAAATTCTTGGGAAGCAGAAGAAGGCAAAAATGATGATTTGGTAATGTCTTTAGTCTTGTTTTCATGGATCACAACCAACAAATTCTTTAGAGAAATCGTAGATCATGATTTAAGAAAACAGATGCAATTAGAAAAATTCCGTCATTTAGATGAAGCTGATGTTGCTTCTCCTATTATAGACAACGGATTAGATGTACCTTTTATTGTTGGTGGAGACGATATTTGGGTAGAAGGTGACTATGATTCTGTTATGAGCCAGCATTTCAGAAATTTTTGAGAAAATAGGTTTATCTAAATAAGTATTATAGTTATTGTGCCCAATATTCAGAATTATAATTAATCAAGGAGAAAAAGATGGCCGTACAACAATCTCCAGGTACTAGCATCACAGAAATTGACCTTACTACCGTTGTTCCTACAGTTTCGACAACAACAGGTGGTTTTGTTGGTGCTGCCGTTTGGGGACCTGCCGAAGTCATTTATCCAGTGTCAGATGAAATTTCACTGGTAAATAATTTTGGGGAACCAAACACAAACACATACGTTGACTTTTTTACTGCTGCTAGTTTCTTAGCATACGGTAACAATCTACAATTCGTTCGTGCATTAAACTCAAATACATTTAATGCTCAAGCAAACACTACTGGTTCGAACGTTCAAATTGCAAATGAAGATATTTACAACATTGATTATCTTCATATTGGCGCTCAAAATGCATATGGAGCTTTTGTTGCTCGCTATGCCGGAGCAATGGGCAATTCAATTCAAGTAAACGTCTTTGACTCAGCAAATACTAATGCGTTTAGCTCTTGGGCATATTCTGGCAATTTTAGCACTGCTCCAACAACTTCAAATTCAGTTGCTCAAGCTGGTGGCGCAAATGATGAATTCCATATTGTAGTTACTGATGCTGGTGGACTTTTCTCTGGAATTAAAGGTTCGATTTTAGAAGTTTATCCTTTTGTTTCAAAAGCATCAGATGCCGTTGATGGAAATGGTCAATCAACATATTATAAGAATGTAATTTTGAATCAATCAAAATACATTTACGCAATGGATCCTGTTGATTATGCAAATACTTCATCAACATGGGGACAAACTTCAGTTACCAATTTTGCTAGAACAGCAAATGCATCTTATTCATTCACATTAACAAATGGTGCAGATTCAGCAGTTCAAGATAATGATTATATTTTCGGATACAATTTACTATCTAATAAAGATTTGGTTGATATTTCTTTACTAATGACAGGTGGAGCTGATGTTACATTACAACAATATGTAATCGATAATATTGTTACACCAGCAGGAAGTTTAGAAGGTAGAAGTGGTGATTGTCTAGCATTCATTTCTCCACCATATTCAGCAGTTGTAAATCAATCTGGTAACGAAACTACAAATATTCAAAACTGGTTGACAACACTTTCACGTTCTTCATCATATGTTGTTGTTGATAGTGGATGGAAATATATGTATGATAAGTATAACAATGTTTATCGTTATATTCCATTGAACGGTGATATTGCTGGACTATGCGTTTACACAGATTCAGTTCGTGATCCATGGTATTCACCAGCAGGATTTAATCGTGGAAATATCAAAAATGTAGTTAAATTAGCTTGGAATCCAAGACAATCACAAAGAGATTTACTATATCCACAAGGTGTAAATCCTGTAGTGTCATTCCAAGGTAATGGAACAGTTTTATATGGTGACAAAACACTTCAAGCAAAACCATCAGCATTTGACAGAATCAACGTTCGTAGATTATTCATCGTACTTGAAAAGTCAATTGCCCTAGCTGCAAAATATTCACTATTCGAATTCAACGATTCATTTACACAAGCACAATTCGTAGCAATGGTATCACCATTCTTACGTGATGTTCAAGGTAGACGCGGAATTTATCAATATAGAGTTGTTTGTGATTCAACAAATAATACTCCACAAGTTATTGATAACAACCAATTCGTTGGCGACATTTATGTCAAACCAGCACGATCAATTAACTGGATTCAACTAAACTTTATTGCAGTTGGAACAGGTGTTCAATTTAGTGAAGTTGCTGGTGCAGCTTAATAAATAAGTTTATAACTTAGGAGAATAAAAGATGGCTTTCAATATTTCGGAATTTAGAGCAAATATGATTGGTGACGGTGCGCGTCCTAATCTATTTGCAGTAACACTTACATTTCCGACCTTTGTTGCCAACGGTTCTGCTGCTGGTCAAAAGACTACATTTATGGCTAAAGCGGCACAATTACCAGGAAGTTCTGTTGGTATTGTGCCTCAATATTACTTTGGTCGTGAAGTAAAGTTTGCTGGTAATAGAACATTTGCTGATTGGACATTGACCATTATCAATGATGAAGATTTCTTAATTAGAAATGCTTTAGAAAACTGGTCAAATTCAATCAACAGTCACGTTGGAAACTTAAGAAGTACCAATGCTGCTACACCAACATCCTATACATCTGATGCGGTTGTAACACAATATGGTAAAACTGGGGACATTATCAAGACATACAATATGATTGGTGCATTCCCTGCAAACATTGATCCGATTTCACTAGATTGGGGTTCAAATGATTCGATTGAAGAATATTCAGTCACATTTACTTACCAACTATGGGAATCAAATACAACAACCTAATAAACGAAGGGTGGAATAATTCCACCCATTTATTATGAATTAAGGAGATAACATTGGCAATTAGTTTATTTGGTTTTAGTATATCAAGACAAAAAACCGAAGCACAACAGGATCAGCAACCTTCGTTTAGTCCCCCTTCAAATGATGATGGGGCACTTACTATTTCCTCTGCTGCATATTATGGAACATATGTAGACTTAGACGGAACAGCTAAAAATGAAGTTGAACTTATTTCTCGTTACCGTGAAATGGCTATGCAGCCAGAAATCGAATCAGCTATTGATGATATTGTTAATGAAGCAATTGTTTACGACGATGACGGGAAAACACTCAAAATTATTCTTGATAGCTTAGAACAACCACCAAAAATTAAGAAAGCGATTGAAGCAGAGTTTAATACTGTTTTGAAACTTCTTAATTATTCAAATATGGCACATGATATTTTTCGTAGATATTATGTGGACGGACGTTTATTTTATCAAGTAATTATCAACAAAGATAATCCACTTGAGGGTATTAAAGAGCTTCGTTATATTGATCCACGAAAAATTCGAAAAATTCGTGAAATCAAGAAAAAGAAAGACGAAAAAACTGGAGTTGACATTATGGATGTTGTCAACGAATATTATCTTTTCAATGACAAAGCTATTTCTGGTTCTTCACAATTTGGACCAGTTGGTGTAAAAATTACAAAAGATTCTATCGTTAACGTAAATTCTGGTTTGATGGACTCAAGAAGATCAGTTGTTCTTTCTTATCTTCATAAAGCAATTAAACCATTGAATCAGTTAAGAATGATTGAGGATGCAACTGTCATCTATCGTATTTCTAGAGCACCAGAACGTAGAATTTTCTATATTGATGTTGGTAATCTTCCAAAGTTAAAAGCCGAACAATATCTTCGTGATATTATGGTCAAATACAAAAACAAACTTGTGTATGATGCAAATACAGGTGAAGTTCGTGATGATCGTAAATTTCTATCTATGATGGAAGATTTCTGGTTACCTCGTCGTGATGGTGGAAAAGGAACAGAAATTACTACATTACCTGGTGGTCAAAATCTAGGCGAATTGGAAGATGTTAAGTATTTCGAAAAGAAACTTTATAAATCTCTAAACGTTCCTATTTCAAGATTAGAATCTTCTTCTGGATTTACCATTGGTCGTGCATCTGAAATTACACGCGATGAATTAAAATTTTCAAAATTTATCGATAGACTTCGTATTAAATTTAATGAGTTATTTCTTCAAGCATTAAAAGTACAATGTGTTCTTAAGGGAATTTGTACTGCCGATGAATTTGATGCGTTTAAAGAAGATATTGGTTTTGATTATATTAAAGACAATAATTTCACTGAATTAAAAGATGCAGAATTAATGCGTGAAAGATTAACACTTCTTTCACAAGTTGATCCATACGTTGGTCGATATTATTCATTAAATTGGATTCGCAGAAATGTATTAAGATTGTCTGATGATGAAATTGAAAAGATGGAAAAAGAAATTGAACAAGAAAAATCAGAAGGTAAAATTGTTGATCCATTAATGGATCCTACCGCATTGAATGTTGTTCCTGGAGTTAATAGTATTGCACCAAACAAAAAAGATGCAAAGGCATCCGAAAAATCTGCTGCCCAAGCCGCAGGAGCAAATCGTCCAGCATCAACATCTGATAATATGAAAGATCCAGTACAGGAAAATCTAAATGAAAATCCTGTTGCTTCATTATTACATCGAGTAAATAATATTTTATAAATAAAAATATAAAATCCTTAAAGAGGTAATCAAAAATGGAAAAAGTAAAAGCAATTGTAGAACACGCAATGAATGAAAATTTAAAGGACATGCGCGATGTTCTTTTTGATGATATTATGGAAAGAGTATACGAAGCTATTGAACAAAAGAAAATGGAAGTAGCTAAAAATCTCCTTCAATCTGAAGAAAAGAAAAAGTCTGAAAAAGATGAAGATGAAAATGAAGATCAGAATGATGATGATGCGGACGATGATGAAGATGATGACGAAGATGATGAGGATGGTGACAATAAAAAATACAAAAAGAATTCAAAAAAAGCTTCAATGAAAGAAGAACACTCTGACGAGAAAGAAGATAAAAAACTTGTCAAAAAAATGGTCAAAAAAGATGCTTTAAAAGAAGCTGGAATGCCAAGAAAGAATTATGGATCAAATCACCATGAATACAATATGCGTGCTGCTGAAAGAGAAATGGCGCGTAGACATGCTGAAGGTGAAGATATGAGCAATCATTATGTTGATCCTAAAACATATGAAATTAAAAAGAAAGTACAAAAAGAAGAAATTGAATTAAAAGAAGGTTTTAAAATCGGTGATGAAGTTATGCCCGCAATTGGACCTCATGCTGGTGTAAAACATAAAGTTATTCACGTTTATGGTGATGGACATTATAACATTCAGCCAGACCTTCATGTTTCAAAAGTTAAATATCGTCAAGGTGCAGTAAAGGCACACGATTCACAAATTTCAAAATGGAAAGAACCAAAGAAAGATGTGAAAGAAGAAATTGAAACAATTCAAGAAAAAAATTGGATCAAAAAGGCTATCAAACATCCAGGTGCTTTACATCGTGAGTTGGGAGTTCCTGCAGGAAAAGATATTCCTGATTCAAAACTAGATAAAGCTGCCCATGCTAGTGGCAAAGAAGGTAAAAGAGCTAGATTAGCTTTGACCTTAAAGAAAATGCATTAATATGAAATCATTGAAAGAATACATGGTAGAAAATATCGAAGAAAGTTTGGACGAGTTAGCAACACCAAACTTTTCTTCTGCAAATCCACCTAATGTACTTGTTATGCGTAGAATTTCAATTAGACAATTTCCTGATGGTACATATGTTGCTCTCTATAAGATAGATTCTTTGGATAAATATGTTACAGTGCCATTTGGAACAGCATTGTCTGCGTCAAGTGCGAATATTAGATAATAGGAATAAAAGATGGCTAACGCTTTTTCATATGAAGTTTTAAGAGATACCACAGAAAAAACTGTTATTAAATTAACAGCAAAATTCGATGGATCTGGACAAGAAGCAAATACTGCTCGTATTCAAGCAAACACACTTTATGGTGCTTTAGATGCTAATGGTATGCCATTGTATACTTCGTTAAGTGTGAGTAACACTGCTCTATCATTTTATGAATTATCATTAACTAGAGTTGGTTATAATGTTGCATCTAAACAACAAGGATATGTTGAGTTATATTGGAATGGTACAACACCATCAACAATAGTAACTCTTGATCTTTGTGGCGAATATTCAGAAGATCAAGGTATGGTTTCTATAAAAAATAACGCTGTAAGTCCAACAGGTGATATTGGAATCAATACTTATGGAATGACAGCAAATTGTGCATATACATTAATTCTTGAGTTACGTAAGAATAACCAAATGTATCAACGAGGTCAATTCAACGATCCAGCAGCATTCAACTACAAACCTTACGGATTAACACCATAATGATTGTTGATTTAATTCTTTCCGAAAATTTCTCTCAAGCAAATAAAATTTTTGAGGGAAAAATTTCAGATATCATTTCTGAAAAACTTTCTATTGCAAGAATAGAAATCGCAAAAGAAATGTTTAATGATATTTTTGAAGAAAACGAAGATTTAAAGGAAGATGTTAATTTAGGTAGAGAACGTGTTTTAAACTATCGAATTAGACATGGTAAATTCCAATTAAGACAAATTCGTTCCCATACCCCTTATGGTGGTTATGCTGCCCGTCGTCACAATGTTGGCAGACAATCACCATCTGAAATGCAAAAAAGAAGATTGAAAGCTAGAAACTCAAAGTACAAAAAATTAATTCAAAGAATGCGTATTAGACAAAGAAGAAGAATTTCAATGAATAGAAGAAAGGCATTAGGACTAGCATGAAGCTTATTAAAGAAATGATTACAGAATCAGTTAATTATTTAACTGAAGAAAGTAACGGAAAGAAAACACTTTATATTGAAGGTCCATTTCTAGTTTCAGAAGCTAAGAATAGAAATGGCAGACTTTATAAAGAAGAAACAATGCGTCGTGAAGTTAATAGATATCATAACGAATACATTGCAAAAAATAGAGCATTCGGTGAATTGGGTCATCCAGACACTCCTTCTATTAATCTTGATCGTATTTCCCATATGATTGTTAGTTTAAAGCAAGAGGGAACAGTTTGGATAGGTAAAGCAAAGATTTTAGAAACACCAATGGGTAACATTGCCAGAAATTTAATTGAAGGTGGTGGTCAACTCGGAGTTTCATCAAGAGGAATGGGTTCATTAAAAATGGTGGACGGTATTAATATCGTACAAGATGACTTTTATCTTGCCACAGCGGCCGATATTGTTGCTGATCCTTCTGCGCCAGGAGCTTTCGTTCAAGGTATTATGGAAAACAAAGAATGGATGTTAGTGAATGGTATATGGTCAGAAATGGATCAAAGCAATGCGAAACGTGAAATTAAACGTGCTTCTAGAAAAGAAATTGAAGAAGTAAGCCTTCAAATTTTTGAAGGTTTTATTAAGAAAATTTCATCTAGAAAACGATAATTTATAAATAGTAATATAAGAAAATTAGGAGATTCTTAAAAATGGTAAAAAGATTTAATTTGTCTGAGGCTGCTAAAGAAATTCTTGATACAAACGTTGCCGCAAAGCGTGCAGCAGATCAAGAAAAGGGCGTAGGTAACAGCACTCTAGATCCAAAAACAGGATACGGTACACAAGATCAAGGAAAGATTGGAGATTCTCCTGAAAAAGAAGATGACCAACTTCCTGATTATACAAGAGGTATCGGTAAAGCTACTCCACCAGGAGCAACACCACCAGTTGGTTCAGAAAAGGATGGAGCAGGTATTACTCGTCCTCAAGGTCAACCACAAGAAACACAAGGTCGTAGTGATCTAGCACAACCAGTTCAAGCAGATATGACTAGCTATGATGCTATTCGTGATCGTATTGCTGGTAGATTACCACAACAAACAATGCAAAGCAATCCAGGTGCAACATTCCAACAATATGAAGGTATTGATATGAGCGATGCTGTAAATGCTCTATTGGAAGGTGAATCATTATCTGAAGAATTCAGACAAAAAGCAACTACAATTTTTGAAGCTGCTGTAGTTTCTACAGTAACAGAAATCGTTGAAGAAATTCAAGAAGATTTCCAAAAACAATTCGAAGAAGCTTATAATGAACTTCAAGAAGAAATGACAACCAAGATTGATGAATATCTAAATTATATGGTTAACGAATGGATTGAAGAAAATCAAGTTGCAATCGAAAAAGGTCTTCGTGCAGAAATTGTTGAAGAATTTATCGATAACTTGAGAAATCTATTCATCGAATCATATATCGATATTCCAGAAGAAAAAGTAGATGTTGTTGAAGAACTAGCTTCAAAGGTTGAAGAACTAGAAAATGAACTTAACGAACAACTACAAAAGAACATTGCTCAAAAGAAACAAATCGATGAGCATGTAAAAATCGATGCCATTTACGCAGCTTGTGAAGGGCTAACACAAACTCAAGTAGAAAAATTGAAGGCGCTTGCAGAAAGTGTTGAATTTACTACAGAAGATGAGTTTGTCGGTAAGTTGGAAACTCTAAAAGAGTCATATTTTCCAGCTAATATCAAGAAGGGGTCTTCACTAGAATTGAGTGAAGATTTGCTAACAGAAGATGCAGGTTCTAAATCAGCAAAATCTGGAAACGCAGACCCAGAAATGGACATTTATGCCAAGACAATCTCAAAAACTACTATTAAATAAATAAGTAAAAACACTTTAAAGGAGTAACTTAAAAATGTATCTTTCTGAAGAACTTCAAGCAAAATGGAACAAGGTTCTAGAACATCCTGATCTAGAGCCAATTAAGGATCCATATAAGAAGGCTGTTACAGCCATGGTTCTTGAAAACCAACAACAAGCAAGCCGTGAAAGTGCTAGAATGCTTACCGAAGCTGGTGAACCAGGTCCAACAAACGTAACAGGTGGCGTACAAAACTTCGACCCAATTTTGATTTCATTGGTTCGTCGTGCTCTACCAAACCTAATCGCGTATGATGTTGCTGGTGTTCAACCAATGACTGGTCCTACTGGTCTAATTTTCGCAATGCGTTCACGTTACAACGGTCAACAAGGTACAGAAGCTTTCTATAATGAAGCTAATACCATGTTTACTGGTCAAGGTTCAGCATCAAATCCTTATGGATTCCAAGGAACTACTGCTTCTGATACAAGCACAAATCCAGTTTCTAACCTAACTGCAAATGCATTTACAACTGGTACAGCAATGCCAACAAGCGTAGCTGAATATCTAGGTTCAGATGCAAATGCTGCTTTCCAACAAATGGGATTCTCTATCGAGAAGGTTTCAGTTACAGCACAAAGCCGTGCATTGAAAGCTGAATACTCACTAGAACTAGCACAAGACTTGAAGGCAATTCATGGTCTTGATGCTGAAACTGAGCTAAGTAACATTCTAGCTACAGAAGTTCTAGCTGAAATCAACCGTGAAGTTATCCGTACAATTTATACTGTAGCTGTTCCTGGTGCTCAGTATGGTACAGTAACTGCTGGTTACTTCGACTTAGATACAGATTCAAATGGACGTTGGTCAGTTGAACGTTTCAAGGGTCTAATTTTCCAAATCGAACGTGATGCTAACACAATTGCAAAGCAAACTCGTAGAGGAAAAGGTAACGTTATGATCGTTTCATCAGACGTTGCATCAGCAATGGCTATGGCAGGTGTACTACAATACACACCAGCTCTACAAGCTGATCTACAAGTTGATGATACTGGTAATACTTTTGCTGGTATGCTACACGGTCGTATCAAGGTTTATATCGATCCTTACTTTGGTGGTTATACACAAAACATGGAACTTGTAACTATCGGTTATAAGGGTCCATCACCATACGACGCTGGACTATTCTACTGCCCATACGTACCATTACAAATGGTTCGTGCAATTGACCAATATACCTTCCAACCAAAGATTGGCTTTAAGACTCGTTATGGTCTAGTTGCTAACCCATTCGCAGAAGGTTTAAATGTTGGTCTAGGTCGTCTAGATGCTCGTTCAAACTTGTATTATCGTATTTTTGGTGTTAAGAATTTAATGTAATCAACTTGATGCAAACCACCGTTAAGAGTGGTAACTTAAAAGGAACCTTCGGGTTCCTTTTTTTCTTGTCTAAATATTCGTATTATTGGGGATAAACTATGCAACCACAAAATACTAATTTTTTACAATCTACAAAATTTTTAATGACTTTTAGTAGAATTCCAAATGTTCAATATTTTTGTCAATCTGTACGTTTGCCTGGTTTAACATTAGACGTTTTAGAACAACCAACACCCTTTGTGAATGTTCAAAGACCTGGAGATAAACTTACATTTGATCGTTTGACTATCGATTTTTTATTAGACGAACAATTAAATTCTTGGAAAGAAATCTATAATTGGATGGTTGGAATGACTTTTCCAGAAAATTTTGATCAATATAAAAATCTGAAAAATTTATCATCTTATGCTCAATATCAGAAACAACCACAATATGCTGATGGAACATTAAATATTCTTACGGCATTAAACAACGTAAATCTAAGATACGAATTTACAGGTTTGTTTCCTGTTAGATTAAGTGAAGTAGTATTTAACACAATGGACGAAAATACAACAACTCTCACGGCATCGGCAGAATTCGGGTATACATACTATAGTCCAGTAACAATTTGAGAAATAAAATATAATTATGGAAACACTTGAAAATATTATTAGTCATTGGGAAAAGGATTCTGTTATTGATACAACAGATCCATCAAGAGAAATATTGAGAATTCCGACGCTCCATAGTAAATACTTAAGATTCATGACCGAACATAAACTTGCATCAAAGCGAGTTATGGGAGATTATGTAACTAAAAAAAGACTTCGTTGGGAATATTATTCTGGAAAATTATCAGAAGAACAACTAAAAGAATTAAATTGGGAACCATTCCAATTTACTTTAAAATCTGATATTTCCATCTATATGGACTCAGATGATGTTCTTTCAAAAATCTTACTTAGAAAATCTTATCACGATGAAGCTGCTTCTTATTGTGAAGCAATTCTCAAAGAATTAAACAACAGAACTTGGCAACTCCGAGAACATATGACGCATGAGCGATTTATACATGGATCAAGATAAAATAACGATAAAAAAATATAATGAAGTTTACATTAAAATATACGCAGAAAATTATCTATTAAAAGAGTTATCAGATTATTTTACTTTTTGGGTACCTAACTTCCAATTTTCACCTGCATTTAAACAAAAATTGTGGGACGGTAAAATTCGTTTGTTGGATCTTAGAACTAATTTAATATATTATGGTGTTTTACCATATATTGAGAAATTTGTTAAAGATAGAAATTATGAATTAGAATATATTGATCCTCGTCCAGATGTTGCTGAAGAATTTCCTCTTGTTTTAGCTAAAAAATTTATTGAAGAATTAAATATTCATTCTGCTGGTGAAAAAATAAATGTTAGATCAGATCAGATTGAAGCATTTATTTCTGCTATGCGTGATAAGAGAAAACTTCTGTTGTCACCAACAGCATCAGGAAAATCATTAATCAT